GCCCCCCCCGCCGCCCCGGCTGCCGCTTCCGCTCCCCACGCCCCGAGCCGATGCCTATCAGCAGCTTCCCCGGTTCCCAGAAGGTGTCCTGATGCAGGAATTACTCGATTATGCGGCCTCGTCGCAGGATGAGGTGTGCGGTCTGATTATCGATGGCACCCGGCTTTTCCCTTGTCGCAACATTCATCCCAGCCCGGAGAGCCATTTCCGGATCAGCGACGGCGACTGGCTGGCGGCGGAGCGAGAAGGCGAGGTTACCGCCGTGTTTCACTCGCACCCGATGAACTCCCCGGTGCTGTCCGGCGCTGACCGCCGGGCGCAGGTTGTGACAGGCCTGCCCTGGTGGCTGGCGTGCAACGGCGTGCTGCGACAGTTCCGCCCGGTCCCCCATCTGCTGGGCCGCCGGTTTCAGCATGGCGCCACAGACTGCTACACGCTGTTTCGCGACGCCTATCACCTGGCTGGTGTGGATCTGCCGGATTTTGAGCGGACGGATGGCTGGTGGCTGCGTGGTGAAAACCTCTACATCAAAAATATGGCAGCCAATGGCTTTCACCCGGTTCCCGCCAGTGATGCGCAGCCCGGCGATGTGATCATCCGCCAGCCGTTCCCGGGCGCTGACCCCTGCCACGCGATGATCCTGCTGGAGGGTGGCAAGGTGCTTCATCACGACTGCGCCGGGCACCTCAGCAGGCGCGAGGATTACCGCCTGGCCTTTATGAGGCAAACCCATTCTATCTGGAGGCACGAGCAATGCTCCGATTTAAATTTAGCGGGCATTTACGCCGACATTTCAGCGAAATCGAATTAGCCGTCGATACCCCTGCGCAGGGGCTGCGCCTTCTGCTGGCGCAGGATCGCGCCTTCAAAAAGGCCTTTCTGGCGTCGCCTGTGCAGATCCGCGTTGATGGCGATGAGCTGGACGATGATAACGCGCGTTTCCACATGGACCGCCAGCTGGACAGCGGCTCCACCGTGACGTTTGTCCCGGTTGTAGAGGGGGCGGGGCTGGAAACCGGTACCATTGTCGCCATCGTGGCCATCACGATGTCGGTCGCCTCGGTTGCCTACTCGCTGTACATGTCCCGCAACATGAAAACCAAAACCTCGGCTGAGGCAGCGGAAAACAACACCATCACCAACAACTCATTCACCAGCACTGAGAGCCGTGTCGGCCAGGGCCACCCGGTCCCGATTCTGCTGGGTGAAATGGTGGTGGCCCCCAACGTGGTATCCCTCGGCATTGACACGTCGAACAATCAGGACTGGGATATTTCTATCAGTTAAGGTAAACATATGTCTTCTGGCGGCGGCAAAGCAAAAACCCCAAAACTCCTCGACGATAACCTCAAATCCAAACAGTTTTACCAGGTGCTGGACCTCATCAGCGAGGGGCCGATTTACGGGCCGGTGGATCAGGAGCACCTTTCCTCGTTTATGCTGAACAATACGCCGGTTACCGATGCTCGCGGCAATATCAGTATTCCCGGCATCAGT